CCTTGTTGATAAAAGCCACACATACCAGCGAACCTACTTTTGGTTGTAGGTAAAAACCTCCCTTCTCAAAGTCTACTACTAAATACACATCATTAATGGGTGAACTACCGTCTAAGGGACTTACATCGGCGGTTTTAGCCTCCTCATCTACAGAGGTTACTTCGCACACCTTAGCGTATAGTTCTTGCCCCGTATTGGCTAATTGCTGTATCAGTTCTCTTATCATAATGCATTCCCTAATTCAATCTTTTGTCGGTAACCATTGGTACCGAAACTAATCTCATTCTTTTTTACTAAATAAGTACCGCTATTGCCGTCGGAGGCAAGGATTTCCACCATATCGCACTTGCTTACTTCGGGTACACCAAAGGTTTCAAACGAGCCCTTAAAGCCACTTTGCTTGTAGCGTTCCAACGCCTGCATTGCGTACTTCTTTAGCTCGGCTTCTGTTAGTCCGTCTATGCGGAGTTTTATTACTTCACCGTCTTTATCGCCGTACTCGTAGGTGATTTTCTTATGCTTGGCGTTAAAGCTCTGTGCCTCTACACGTACCCTTATATCGTCTTTTTCTCTATAGGTAAAGTCCTCACTGATGATATTTCTGCCGTGTCTAAAAAACAGCTTCCTTCGATTGTCTATAGGGTAAGCCAAGCCAATATACAACACCGATTGCCCCTCAATAAACCTAAAGTAACTACTAAGCATTACCTTGTCCTTTAGTTCCTGCAACTCTTGCGATATGTTGGGCTGGGTGATACGCCACGCTCCTACGTGTATATTGTCGTCAATGAGTTTGTAGGCGATATTCGTGTCCTTGAGTAGGTGTTCCACTATCTCTTTGAGGGTAGCGTTCTTAAAGGCTTTGGGCGCGGCTTTCAGTGTTTTGAGTAGGAACATACCATCTTCACATTTTATGGTGATAGGCACTTTGGCATCTACCGAACGCACATAACCCGCAAAACGTACTTTTAAATCATCATCATAACCGAGCTCTACCGTAATGAGGTCGCCGCGCTTTATTGGGGGCGTACCTTTTTCACTTACATAGCCTTGCCATTTGATGTTACGGGGTAACTTCAATTCGCAAGTGTCGGTAAGGCTACTTGTATCTTCTACGATGTTGCATTCCGAAAGAGCCGTAAATACCCACTTTTGCTCGCCCTCTATCGTTATTCTACTTACTAATCTTAACATACTCGTCTTGCTGTATTTGCTTTATTTCATAGGGCTCATCAGATAGCATTTGTATCTGTACGCTTTGGCGATTGCTGTGGGTTTCCTGCTGCAAGGAGAAGGAGGTAACCACTGCCGACTTGATACCGAACGCATAGAGAAAGTCGCTTTCTACTTCCACCGCTTCGGGAGTAGTGAGTAGCTTGCGCAAGGTCTCCACCTGACTTAGTGGGTAGTCCTGCTTTGGCAATAAAAACGCCTCGTCTGCTTGTTCGTTAGGCTCATTCTCATAATCGGTAATGGCGAGGTCGAGGGTAATGCCGTAATCACCATTGCTGATATACTCCTTAATCGTGCCGTCACGCCCTTGCAGGGGAGTAGTAACGATATTGCGCTGTTGGGTTATTGAGATAATCACTTCGGGGAACAATAAGCTGTAACGCTCGCCCTCGTGGTGGGTACTCATACGCAAGGAGGTAAGCCAAGGGCGGTTCTCTAAGTCCCTCATTGCGACAAACTCGCCATCAAACTTCTTAACCTCTAAAGGCTTGCCCGCTTGCATACCAAAACGAAAAGCCAAGTTTAAGGCTACCGTTTTGGCAATCGTTTCAGGTTGGGGTTGAAAGTTAAAGTGTATCATATTCGTCAATCATTAGCCCCTGCAAAGTCGGTAGTAGCAGTTAGTAACACTTCTCTTACAGCTTGCAATAGCTGTTGTTTATCTATACCTTTCTCAGTATTCATATACACGTTAAAGTTATCCATCATCTTGCCAATGGTAAGGTTACGCACTTTGTTTTCACTTTTGCCTTTGTCGCCTCCTACCCCCGTGCTATTCATTGTTTTGGTAGCTGCCACGCCCCCAACGGTAGGCACAGTAGGTTTGTTTTTGCTAAGGTCAAAGCTGTCTTTGTTTTCTACTACGGTTACTTCTTGAGGTTTATCCTCTTTTTTGGTGTTAGCTTTCTCCTCATCAGACACTAAGTTCATATTCTTGCGAAACTCCTCTACACTGCCAGCGGCATTCGTAGCCCATTGCCAGCCAGTAAGCTCCGCTACCCAACCCAGTATCTTTTGCAAAGGATGCATAATCACATCCAATAGCACCAACCCTATACGCTTAAGCGCCCCTAATATACCTTCTGATTTAAAGGCTTCGACGATGCTATCCCAATGCCGCTTAATCATCATAAAAGCACTGATGAGCATTCCTATAGGGCCTAACAGCACTAACATTGTGCTACCAAAGCTATCAAAGTACTTAATAGCGGTAACAACATAGCCTATTAATAGGGCAATGGCACTTACTATACGCATTATAGGGTTCATATTCATTACAGCATTCAGTATGCCCTGTGCTACTGCCATTGCCTTGGTAACGCCTGCCCATACGGCTGTTTTTACGGATAGAATACCCGACCATAAGGCGGCGCGTTTTTCGGCATTGATTAAGAAAGTAATACCGTTATAAAGCCCTCTAAGCAAGGGAGCAAGATTGGTGATTTCTTTAGTAATATCTCCTATTACACTGGCATAGCCTATACCTCCTCCTGTAGCGTTAAAAAGCGCAATTTTAAAGTCTTCTACTTGTGCTGTAATTCGTGCATTTTTCTCTGCTGCACTTTCCATAATCACTCCCGCCTGTTCTACTGCCGAGTTGGTGCCCTCTATCTTTTGCGTCATCGCTTCAGCTTCATCAGCCGTATTGATAAGGGCAATGGCAGCCGCCATATTCTCCTTGCCAAATACCTTGGTCATTAGGGCAGTGTCGCCTTGTATCTTGCGTAAAGTCTTTAGGCGTTCGTGTAGGGGTATGCTGCTATCCGCCAAATAGTCGGTGCTAATGCCTGCAGCTTTCAGTCCATCGGCAGCGAGTTTAGAGGTGAAGCGACCTTCAGAAAGAGTAGTCAGTACGTTGCGCAAGGCAACCCCTCCTTCGCTTCCTTTCTTGCCTGCTTGGTCGAGAAGCTGAATATAGGCGTTGGTTTCAGCAAATGATAACCCAGTAGTTTTGGCTACCATACCTACCTGCTCTAATGCCTGCTTGATTTGTGGGAGTTCAGCCGAACCATTTTGGGCAGCGGCAGACATCACATTCATCATCTCGGTCATCACCTTTGCCGCCTTGATAGGATCTTCCATACTTACCCCGAACTGGTTCAGCGAGGTGTTGAGTACATCGGTAGCGGCTATGGTGTCGCCTCCCATTTGCTTGGAAAGGATATTCACATTCTCGCCCATCAGCTTCATTGCCTCGCTGTTCTTAGCAATATCGGGGCTAAGCTGTGAAAGCATCATCTTATAGGCTTCCACGTTATCTACTGCCGAAGTACCAAAGGTTTTAGCCGTATCACGTGCCGCCATTTCTATGGCTTTCAGTCCCTCACCTGTAACGCCTGTGATAGCCGAAAGTTCGGCGAGGTTCTTTTCAAGGGCGATACCAGGGGCAGAAAGGCTACTTAGTGAGGTAGCTGTCCTATCGGCAAAGTCCAGCATAGCTGCAAAATTCAGCTTAGAAAGATTAGTGCTTTCTTTAACGCTTTTAGCCACCCCCTCAATAGCTTTTGTAGTGTTTTCGGAGAAAGTGTTGAGCGTCTGATTGATTTGAGTAATTTCAGCTTGTAGTATGTCAATGTTTTTAAACAAACCGACAAATATAGCCGACACATCATTACCGCCTGCCACATTAAAATTTATTCCGAAATTAAACGAGTTATTCATTTTAATTTTGTATATTTGCCGCGTTAAACATTGTTACTTATGAAAGCGCTTTATTGGATATTAAACATTATTGCTATCTTCTTAACCCTTATAGGGTTCCTTTGCCAATGGTTATTTGGCTTTGGAGGCACTATGTCGGGTTATAGCCTGCTTACGCTTGTGGTATTAGTAGTTTTGAACTTCTTAACCAATGGCTGGTTTGACCTACCCACCCATAAGTACCTTAAATAATTCGGCTTGGTTTTGCATACGCCAATGCTCTAACCACATTGCTTGCGCATAGAGTTTGCACCATTGGCTGGCTTGCAGGCTTTCGGGGGCTACCCCAAAGTTGGTGCGTATGAGTGCCTCTGCTTTCCATTCTTCTCTGTTATTAGGCTCTACACTATCCTTATCAGATAGCAACGAGCCTACAAGTTTTTTGCATTTGCCTTAGTTTGCTGTATGCGTGCCAATAAGGCTTCTACTGCTTTTAGCTTCAATAAATCGCGGTTTGCTATTGCCTCATCGGCTTTTACTACACAATTAACGTATGCAGCTTGGGCTGATTTTACCTCGTCTGTCTTAGCCATTTTGGTAATAACCTCCAACTGCTTAAAGGTAGGTTCTTTGAAAATCACTTGGTGGGTTTTACCTTCTGAAGCTACTTCTACCAGTACCAGCTCTCCGTGTTCCTCTTTAAGGGTTTGTATTTCGGCTGCCGATAATCCGCAAATAGTAGCGGACTCGTCAGCTTTATTATCTTCTACAAATGTGTATTTATCTTCCATTTTTACTTCTTTTTAATACTCGCTTGTGGGTGCTACCCACTAAATGCTTTTATCTACTACGTGGCTTACAATGAGAGGTAATTCTACTTCTTTGTGCATATCGCCCTCCTTCCATTCAAAAGGTGTTTTTTGAAACTCACAATTCTTTAGTATATGAGTTACCAAGGGCTGATTGTCGGGCTGATAATTCACTGTGATAGGAAAAGGCGCAATGCGGTGTAGCTGTCCGTTGGGGGCTTTAGCTTTCAGTGCCATTGCCGTTGAGGCAAGCACAGTAATAGAGGCAGTAGTTTTTATTCTACCATACCCACGACTCACAGGGTGGCGACCTGCACCATATACGTTCTCTTTTTCCTGCTCCTCTTCGTATTTTATGGCAACAATACCCGTAACGGGTACGCCCCCGATAGTGCAGATGATATCTGCCCATCCGTATTCTCTTCCATTGATAAGGGGTTCTAATTCTAACATTTTTAAAGTGCTTTTAAACGATTATTAAATTGCTACACATTAAGGGCAAAGCCGATAGCTACTTCTATCTCACGCATAGTGCCTACGGGTACTATTTTGAGCACTACCTCTAATTTGGAGGTTTGCAAAATGCGTTGGCGTGGGTTGATATACACCTTATACCCGCTGAGCTCACCATTGCGCTTCATTGCATCCAAAGGCTCCTCACAAAGGGCACTAATAGCCGATATAGTAGCTGTTTGTAGGTTGCCCGTGTCGGGGTCAATATAGGCAGGCCCTGAAATCTTAGGAACGAGTACGCGATTGAGTTCACGGATAGCCTTGTCGATGGTACGGTTATTTTCTATATAGGCAAAGTCGCTGGTAGCAGCTGTAGCGGTGAAGCTATCGTTGAAGTAGGTGCCTGCGTTGCCTGCATATTGGGTAAGGAAAATATACCCTTTGCCGTGCAAGGCTTCTACTTGTGCAGGGGTTAGGCTGCCAAGCTTGGTACCGTCGGCTAAAGCGGGTACATCTAACTCAAGGGCTCGCAGTACATCGCCTGTAAGACCTTTATTGTAAGCAACAGTTACTAAGTTCTGTTTCTCTACCCAGCCAATGCTTTCGTGTACGCTGGCTTTGGAAAGGGCTCCAAGGACAGCCCCTATACAACCTACTGCAGGGGTAGTTTGTGCGATATAAGCCCCACGCCCAGCGCCGTCTTGACCTATCACTACGCTCACGAGTTCGGCACTTTTGGTGCGCAAATCGGGAAGGTTAGCAATATCTTCGGCTTTGAGTTTAAAGCTATACAATAGGCTTACAGGGGTGATACGTTTGGCTAACTCCTTGCCGATAGTGTTTAGCTTGCTAAGGGCATTGTCTAAACCCGAAAGCTCGGTTTTGAAGTCGCAAACGGCTATTTGTCGGAGTTTGCCCTGGGCGAATGCTTGCAGGGTTTTTACTTCGGTATAATTGCCATCGGCACTTGCTACCGATTGCACGTACAGCTTTGCCCCTTCATTGATACGAAAGAACTCGGTTATATGATAGTGCAACACGGGGGTTGTATCGGGGAAAATATTCTTGCCGTTAAGCTCTTCTACTGAAAGCAATAAGGTAGGGGCAACGGCTGTTTCACCATAGACGATGAGCCCCGATATATGGTCTTCGCCTGCGAGTTCACGCCCTAAGCCACCGTTTTTTCTTATGAATTTTACTCCGTTCATTGTTTAGCGTTTGTTTTGTTTGTTAGGTTTGAGTTCAAAACGTGTTTTGTCTTGCTCTTCAGAGGGGTCTAAGTTTTCTGAACTATCAGAGTTTTCTGAAGACTTTGGGGTTTCTGAATTGTCAGAAACTTTTGAACTATCAGTGCTTTCTGAAGGCTCTGGAATTTCTGAATTGTCAGAAACTTCTGAACTATTAGTATTTTCTGAAGGCTCTGAGGGTTCAACGGTTACTACTGTTTGAGGCTCTTCTGTTTCAGTAGCTACTTCATTTTTTACTTCCTCTTTTTCTGTAGCATCTTCTGTACGTACTACTTTTTTTACCTCTTTATTTTTGAGGGTGAGGGCGTGGTTTTGTGCGCCATTTTCGGTGTAGAAGTATTTGCCGTCAGCGGTTTTGTAGGCTACATCTAAATTCGGGTTATCATTGAATATGGTATCCATAGGGTTTGTGTTATTAGTAAGGGGGGAAGGTTGCAGAAAAAGCGTGCTAATTGAGTTACTTTGGGGCTTTTCTGAGGCTTCCCCTCCTTTTTGGGTTAAACATTATTTCAGTGCAGCGATGTACTTTTTCTCCAAAGGCAAAGCAATAAAGTAGTGGCGATATGCCAAGAGGTTTGCTTGGTTTTGGGTATCTTGTTTGGCTTCGGAATAATACTGCTTAGTGAGCCCTGTTTTTTTGCGTACGGCATCTACTACAAAGGCTACTGAAGCGGGTTTATCGGTACTTGTAGGCACTTGGTCGAAAGCGATTTTTTGTCCTGCGGCATTGTAGTGAGGGTGCTGTTCGTAGGTTTTGATTTCAAAGCCTGCAATCACGGGGGCTGTTTGTCCGTTGCGATAGTTGATAAGTTGGTCACCAAAACGCTCTCTATCTTTAAGGAGGGAGTTGTAGTGGTCATAGCACAAGACAAGGCGGCGACCTTTGAGAGGCCATCCTGCTTTATCGCATTTTGCTTTGAGGGCTATAATGTCGTTGTAGGTACATTCAGTACCTGCAATGGTTAGTACTGGGGTAGCAGCGGTGTTTTGGTCGGGAGCAATAGCGTGTAATGCTTTTTTATACTTGGTAACGCTAATTTCATTGGTGTGGCTACGGGTAACCGCATCAATTTTGTTGTAGCTTGCCCCGATAGTTTGGTCGTCGGTAACCTTTGTAGGTTTTGTTTGATACTTGTCCAACTTTACTACTACTTCGTTGTCGGTGTAGTCTTGGATAGCGAGAGGATAGGTACTGTTATTAATCAGTACATCGGGTTTGAACTCAGTAGTGGGGATGTGAATTACGTTGTGTTCGCCCATTTGGGTTACATCGCCATCGAGTTCTTGCACGCCGTCTAAGAAATCGGCATCGGCTCCTTGTGAAAGGGTTTGTCGTACGCGTGCCTCCCATATTTCTGGAAAATTCATTGCCATAGTTAATTCTGTTTTAAAAGGTTTTTAAATATCATTTAAAATAGCTTGCTGTGCTACGATTTTAAATAGAAGCTACTAATTTTTGGTAGGCTTCTGGGTTGCTGTTTTTGAAAGCCAATTTGTCATCTAAGGAGAGTTTTTGAAAATCGTCCATAGTAGCTACGCCAGTAGTTCCTGCAGGTGTAGTTACTCCTGTGCTAAAGTTCTTTTTAGCAGGCAAAGCCT